GCGATCGCCGGTGCCCTGAAGTTCCTCCCGCCGAACACTCTGATGTCGGCAGCCGGAGTACTTCTCGTCGCCGGTTCCCTCAACCTGATCGCTATCGCACTCCAGAGCATGGGCGAGATGTCATGGGAAGAGATCGGTAAGGGTCTCCTCGTAATGGCAGGGTCTCTCGGCATCATCGCCGGGGCCATGTTCCTGATGACGGCCGCTCTTCCCGGAGCCCAGGCACTGATCGTCATATCCGCAGCGCTTCTGCTGTTGGTGCCGGTCATGCAGGCCTTCGCCGCAATGTCCCTCGCGGAAATCGGTCAGGGCCTTCTCATGCTGGCCGGTGTATTTGCAGTCATCGGTGTTGCGGGTCTTCTGCTCACGCCAGTGGTTCCCGTTATTCTGGCGCTCGGAACGGCGATTCTCGTTCTTGGGGCCGGTATGCTCGCTGCCGGTTTGGGTGTCGCGGCGTTCGCGTCCGCTCTCACCGTGCTTGCGGCAGCGGGTGCAGCGGGTGCGGCAGCGGTCGTCGGTATCGTGGCAGGTCTCATCGGTCTTATTCCCGAGGTGATGAAGCAGATCGGTCTCGGTCTGATTGCATTCGCCAAGGTTATTCAGACAGCTGGACCAGCCATCACTGAAGCTATCGTGGTGGTTCTTCTGGCCCTCATGGGGGCCATCGAGAAGACCGCTCCGAAGATCATCAGCACTCTGCTCAAGATGCTGACGATGATGCTACAGGCCCTCGCCAACTACGTTCCGAAGATGGTCGACGCCGGTCTCAAGCTCTTGACCGGTATCCTCCGAGGAATTGCCAACAACATCGGGAAGATCATCGACGAGGCGACTCGCGTGGCCGTCAACTTCCTGAACGGCATCGCCCGAAACCTTCCGAAGATCATCGACTCCGGTTTCAAGCTGATCATCAGCTTCATCCAGGGTCTCCGCAAGGCTATCGACGCCAATGCGACCACGATGGGACGCGAAGGTGGAAAACTGGCGGTCGCCCTGATCAAGGGCATGGTCAAGGGAATCATGGCCGGAGCCGGTGAGATCATCGGAGCCGTCAAGAACCTCGGTAGCCAGGCCCTGAGCGGAATCAAGGACGTCCTCGGAATCAACTCCCCCTCGAAGGAATTCGAGAAGGTTGGTAAGTGGGTCATCGCTGGTTTCCGACAGGGTCTCGACAGCAACAAGAAGGACATCGACAGCGCGTTCTTCACCCTCAAGGATGCTCTCCGGGCCCTGATGAAGGAATCTGGGGAAGACATCGACAAGCTGGAGGCAAAGCTCAAGAAGCTTCAGAATGCTCGTCGACGCGACATCAAGGCGATCAACGAGACGAAGGAAGCTCTGAAGCAGGCTCGGCTCGAGAAGAAGCAGTCTTCCGAGGCTTACACCGAGTTGACCAAGAATCTCAACGACGAGCGCATCGCTCTGGGCAAGCTGGCGAACGACTATGACAAGGTCACGACCAAGCTCCAGAACGCTCAGCAGAAGCTGGCAGATGCGATCAAGACCCGAGACGACTACAACAAGGCCGTCAAGGAACAGTACTCGGACATGGCGAGTGCTACTGGTGACACGAAGGTCGCCGACTACATCAAGAACCTGACGAAGCAGATCGAGGACACCAAGACGTTCGCGAATGCTATTCAGCGTCTCCGGGCCCTGGGCCTGAACGACGAGATGTACAAGGATCTTCTCGCTACCGGTATCAGCGCTCTGCCGTTCGTCCAGGAACTGCTTCGAGGCGGACGTAGCAAGGTCGACGAGATCAACAAGCTCGGAAAGCAGCTCGACGAAGCCGGTGCCACCCTGGGTAAGTCTGCTTCAACTGCTCTGTATGAGGCGGCAGTTCAGTCGGCCAAGGGCCTCGTCAAGGGTCTCCAGAACGAGCAGAAGAACATCGAGAAGGAGATGGACAAGATCGCAGACGCGATGGTCAAGTCCATCAAGAAGAAGCTCGGGATCAAGTCGCCCTCGAGGGTCTTCATGGGCATCGGCAAGTTCACGATCGAGGGCCTCGTCAACGCCCTCGACGCGGGAAAGTCCGCCGTAGAGAAGTCGTCCGAAGCAACTGGTCAGGCTGCCATCGACTCGATGCGCAAGTCTCTCACCGGGTTCTCGGATCTCATCGCCCAGGACATCGACGATCGTCCTACGATCACGCCGGTCCTCGATCTGTCGTCCGTCAAGAGGGGCGCCCGGTCGATCGGCGGTATGTTCACGGGTGCAGCGTTCTCGGTCGATTCCGCATATTCCAAGGCAGTACAGGCTCACGCCGGTTACATGAGCAACCGCAACGCGGCAGCGCAGACCGACGAGCGCTCTGTTTCGGCCATCACCTACAACCAGTACAACACCTCGCCCAAGGCTCTGTCCGAGGCCGAGATCTACCGTCAAACCAAGAACCAGCTGTCTGTGAGAAAGGGGGAGTGACGACACGATGCTCACCAAGGTAGAGATCAGGACCCGACAAGGATCGCTTCTCAGTCTTCCGTTGGAGGACGACTCTTCGGGTTTCTTCGTAGAAGAGATTCAGGGCCTGGACCCTGTCAAGGCGACGCTCGTGTCGTCCAGCTTCTCCGGAATGGACGGCGAGTTCTACCAGGCCGGTCGGAGAGAGACCCGGAACATCCAGTTCAAACTGGGTCTCGATCCGGACCCGGCCGTCGAGTCGGTGTGGGAACTCCGGAACCAGATCTACGGCTTCTTCATGCCGAAGGCGGAGGTCTTCCTCAAGTTCTTCATGTCGAACGGTCTGATAGTCGATATTTCCGGGGTGGTCGAGACCTGCGTGTCTCCGATGTTCACTTCGGATCCCGTGGTGGACGTGTCTATCATCTGTTATCAACCGGATCTTGTCGATCCGGTCCCGGTTCTGGTGAGCGATCTGTCCACCGGCGACATGCAGGCCACGTACATCGACTACAAGGGGACGGTCAACACGGGTCTCGTATTCGAGTTGACCGTCGACCTTGACATGAGTGGGTTCACCATCTACCACACCCCTCCGGACGACGAGATCCGAACCCTCCAGTTCGAGGGTGATCTCTTCGTAGGGGATGTTCTGACCATCAGTACTGTGCCGGGCTTCAAGCGGGCAACGGTACTGCGGGGCGGGATCTCCTACTCCATGCTGTACGCGGTTTCCCCTGAGTCCAACTGGATTCAGATGATGCCGGGAACGAACGCGATTCGCGTTTACAGTGAAGGAGAGGGGCGACCTTACACGATCCAGTACCTGAACCGGTACGGAGGTCTGTGATGGAGCTCTACACTCTGGATCCGCTGTTCCGTCGTGAAAACGTCATCGATCAGTTCGAATCTCTCATCTGGACCGAACGATACGCTGTTTACGGCGACTTCCAGCTGGATATTCAGGCGACCGTGGAGAGTCGTTCGCTTCTTCAGGCGGGGACTCTCCTCGCCATGAACAAGTCGCATCGAGTCATGACCGTGGAGACCATCGAGGACAGCACTGACAGCGAAGGCCGTCGAATGCTGTCGATCAAGGGTCGTTCCATCGAAGCGATGCTTCTCGATCGAGTCGCCATGAGCGCCACGGGAAGCCTGACGATCCATCCCAACTGGACGCTTACCGGCACCCCCGGGGCCATTGCCCGGAAGATCTTCCACGACATCTGCGTGACGGGCCTTCTATCGCCGTACGACCCGATCCCCTTCATCAACGAAGGGACGTTCACCGGCGATGACACCATCGACGAACCGGCCGACACCATCACGGCAGTTCTTCAGCCGACTACGGTTTACGACGCGATCGCCGAGATCTGCAAAGTCTGGGATCTCGGCTTCCGTCTCATCCGTCAGTACGACATGTCGAAGCTCTGGTTCGATGTCTATACCGGAGTGGATCGGACTTCCAGTCAAGCGGTGTCCGAATCTGTCATCTTCACTCCGGAACTCGACAACCTCCACAACACCAAGTCCTTGGTCTCTATCGATCAGGCCAAGAACGTGGCGTACGTATATTCCGAAGCCGGATTCCAGTACGTCTACGCCGAGGGTGTGGATCAGGAAGTGGACGGATTCGAGCGACGAACTCTCCCGATCGTGGTTGAGGGAATCACTCAGGCTACTCACCCGAACTGGATCGATATTCTGCAACAGCGGGGTCGGGAAGAGCTCGCCAAGCACCGCACGTATCAGGCTTATGACGGAGAAGTCAGTCAGGTCAGTCAGTACGTGTACGGGCGGGACTACAATCTCGGAGACATGGTCGAGGTCCGAGGTGACGACGGATCAGCAAACGCCATGCGAGTCACCGAACAGATCTTTGTCTCCGACAGGGAGGGCGAGAGGTCATATCCTACGCTCACCCTGAACACCTACATCACCGCGGGCTCTTGGCTCTCCTGGACGAGTAACACTGTCTGGCAGGACATGGGCCTTACCGAATACTGGGACAACCAGCCCTGACAAGCTAAGGAGGTGGAGACGTGGCCATTGGCGACGCAGCCGCAGCCGCGGGTTATCCGCTCGTCCCCGACACCGGCGAAGAAGGCCGGGTTCGTTGGGGAGCCAGAGAAATCAACCGTACTCGCGATATTATCGCAGCGGTGAAGGCGCTCATCCCCGTCGGCAAGTCGGGGTTCCGCACGTCCTCGGGCATTTCCTCGGGAACGGGCAACCCTTCCGGCGGTGCTGATGGGGACATCTACTTCAAGATCATCAGCTAGGTGAACCAGTGACCGACTACCTGAAGACCACCGGTAGTACCGGAAAGATGATGATCCGAGATCTTGGGACCGTCGTCGAATTCTGGTTCAAGGCCGGTTACGAGAGTGACTGGTCCAACGACCTCGACTTCAACTGGACCGCTAACGGTTCCACGACGGCCCAATCCATCTCCTACCCCACGGGTGCGGAATGGAAGAAGGTCGGTCAGGTCACGATCAACACTTCCCAGACCGTGACGTTCCGTCTCCTCGATGCGACTGGAACGTCCGGTATGGGCGGCCCCACAACGTTCAACCAGTATCTCGAAAGAGGTACGATCCCCGGGCCTCCCACAACTCCGTCCATTTCCAGCATCACGGCGAACTCCGTCTATGCGACGTTCTCGGACGGGTCCAACGGCGGCGACACGATCGACGATCGGCAGATCGGCTACAGCCTCACGACTCAGGTCGCAGACGGAACCATCATCAGTTCCGACCGCTCTACGACCATCACCGGACTTCTGTCGGGTCGCAGATACTACTTCTGGGCCCGTACTCACAACTCGAAGGGTTGGAGCAACTGGTCCGGTCGTTCAACCGCAGTAACTCTGAAAGTTCCGGACGCCCCCAGTAGGCCGCTTCTTTCCAGTGTCACAGCTACGAGCGTCGATCTCTCGTTCACGGCGAATGGCAATGGTGGTTCTACGATCACGGCTTACCAGATCGGTTACGGAACCAGTTCTTCAACTCCTAGCTCGATCGTCTCGGCGAGGTCTCCCCAGTATGTCACTGGACTCCAGCCGGGGACCGTGTACTACTTCTGGGTCCGAGCCCGAAACTCCGTCGGCTGGAGCGCATGGTCGCCCTCAGCCAGCACGAGAACGGTCGCCGGTGCCTATGTCAAGGTAGGCAAGGTGTGGAAGCTAGCTGTCCCCTACGTGAACGTAGGTGGTACGTGGAGGCCAGCAGAAGCCTGGGTTCGTAACGTGGGCGTCTGGAAGCGTACTACTTAACTACACATGGATCACTCAAAATGAGAGTGATTAGGAGGGGGAACACATGGACACTTGGGTCCAGATCGCACTGGCCATCATCGGTACGTTCGGTGCTTCCACCGGTTTCTGGGCCTACATCCAGCACCGGAGCCAGACCAAGTCGGCATCGGCTCGGCTTCTGATGGGCATCGCCTACAACGAGCTCGTCACCCGAGGCGCCAAGTACATCGAACGCGGTTGGGTCTCCACCGACGAGTTCGACGACTACGAGAAGTACTACTTCCGTCCCTACAAGGACCTGGGGGGCAACGGTACTGCCGAGCGGATCATGAATGAGGTCCGCAGCCTCCCTTTCAGCTCGAAGAGTCCTTACGACGATCTGCTCAAGAAGAGGGAGTTCATCAACAATGTCCGAGTCATACCCGCGGCCGAATCCGGCGCCGTCGAAGCCCCTGCTGACTGACGGGACCTACAACGTCCTGAAGTGGGCGACGGCCTTCGTACTTCCGGCCCTCAGCGCCCTGTACGTGACGCTCGGGCAGCTCTGGGACTTCCCGAAGATCGAAGAGGTCGTCGGGACGATCACCGCGTTCAACACGTTCCTCGGCGGTCTCCTCGCCTTCTCCACCAAGTCGTACAACAACGTCCGCTACGACGGCGACGTCGAGGTATCGACGAACGACCAGGGTACGACCATCTACGGGCTCGAGCTGAACCGCCAGCCGGAGTCCTTCAACCCCAGCGAG